GACCATCACCCAAGCTTCAAACTCGACTATAACAGGCTGGTTAGAGGGAACTGAGTTAGGAGCGCGTAAAATGCATGTAATGGAAGATTTTGATAGTTATGATGCATTTAACACTGAATTACCATCTAATTGGGAAATTGTTAATGATATAGAAGAATCATGAATAACTTTGTAGATCACATGGACCCTACGAAGTCCTTGGGGTCTATGAATATTCAGGCACAATATTCAAAGCTCACTGAACATGAAAAACTTTTAGTGGGTGCAAAACTTTTAGGAATGAATCATCTTCCTGTTAGTTTTGATCAATTCCTAAATGATGATTACTATCTTGGAAATCCAGCAATAACTAATCACGGTAATGCTGTATTTTCAATTTGGAAAGATACGGGCAAGAAAATATTTCCTACTCCGATTACAACACAGTATCCATATATATCTTTCGGGGGATGTATTGGATCCGGTAAGTCAACAATGAGTAGGTTTATTGGATTATATACCTATCATCGCCTTGATTGTTGTAGTAATCCCTTTCTCTCTCTTGGACTTGCGGGAGGTACTAAACTCGGTATGGGCTTCTTCCACGCTAACGAACAGACAGCCCATAAAGATTTCGTTCAATACTTTAAAACTGTCTTTGAAGTAAGTCCATATTTTAGAAATCAATATAATAAACCTCCAATCCGTCTTATTTCTAGTGGACCTAAATCTGTCGGAGGCGTTATTGGTGTTAACTTGATTTTTAGTATTCTTTCTGAGATTGGATTCTGGAAACCTTCTGATGCTATGTCTAAGATGAGTGAGGTACTAACACGTTATCAATCTCGTTTTGTATCTAAGCGGTTTACTTTTGGATCAGTTATTATTGACTCTTCAGCAAAAGATGCAGATCATTCAGTTGCAGATAAATTCGAAGAAGCTGTACCCGAAGAAGAACTATTCATTGCTAAGTTTTCACATTGGGTAGCAAGACCTGAACTCTACTACGAAAGTGGGGGATTAACTTTTGATTTTTATCGTGGAGATTCCGTCAGAACTCCACACGTCATAGAGGATGATGAACAGGTTGAAGAGCTTGATAAGGATAGAATAATTCAATGTCCAATACAGGTTAAGCGAAATTTCATGCTTGATCCAATTCGATCTCTTCAAGACTTAGCAGGATTTCCTTATTCGGGTAAGGAATTATTCTTCAATGGTTCTATTGCTCACCTGGTATCCTGTTCTAAGATTCCTAACCTTTGTCCCGACATAATCAAAGATATAGATTTTTTTGACTTAAACGACAGTATCTACAATCGCGTCTCTCCAATGCTCTTAAGACTCCCCAAAGGAATTACTTTATTTATTCACTTCGACATTGGAATTGTGACCGATAATACTGGAATTGCAATTTGTTATTATGATGGTGAGGAGAAGAAAGGTCCGGAAAATTACGGGAAGGCGACTTATCCACGCTTTAAATTTCCTCTTATCCTCGGCCTATCGAGAAAAGATGGACAGAAAACGTCGTTAGATCACCTATTTCAGTTTGTTCAGCGCCTTTCTATAGATTATAATGTACATGTAAGTGCCGATGGTTTTGCAAGTGCTGGTCTTTTTCAGTCTTGTGAGAGAGCAGGAATAGAATATAAAGCTATTTCCGTTGATAAAACTACCGAGCCTTATTTTATGTTTAAAAATATTGTAAACTCTGAGCGTGCAACTTTAGTGTACAATGAAACTCTTCTTCGTGAATGTTCTGAACTTAGAATAGTAACTTCGGGGAAAAATGGAACTCATATTAAAGTGGATCATCCAGAGTTTAGTGGATCCTTTGAATATGACTATGCAGGAAGAACAGGAGAAAAACCTGGAACTAAGGACCTATCGGATGCAGTTGTGGGCTCTCTGTGGGCTTGTTATGAAAAATATTCCGAATTCTTAGAAGAAGGAGCTGGAGGAGTAAACAAGCAATTGTCTGCTATTAAAACTCTTTCTAAGTCAGCACGAGAGGAGTCAGGGCAGGCAATTCAAAATATGTTAGAAAGCATTTTTTAATTATGATAATACTTAGAACAAAACAATTTGGGCCGGCACTCGGTCCTGGTTTCGGACCAGTAGTAAAACCGACAGGAGGATTGGGCATGAACTCTATAGCCCGCCCCAAAACTCCTATTCCTCCATCAAAACCCGTAAGTGGATGGGGTAATTCAAAGAATACTCCCAGTCCACAGATGCAACAGAAGATGGAACAGCTGAAAGCTAAGTTAGTTGCATCACAACAGAAATTACAACAGAAATTGGCACAACGACCACAGCCAATTCAGGTTCAGGGGAGTACACTAAGCGGAGCACGACCACAGGCAGCCGGTGCCCCTTCACA